TACCTATGTCGGAAACGCCAATGTTAAGACTTCTGTCTTGGTTATATCAACAGAGATATTTCAAGCAAAAACCGCAGTAGGCGGATCAATCGAAGGCGTCGATTTTGCAGTTACACCTTTTAGACTTTCAAAGAATTTACTTGCCAAAGTAACTGGCCTACTTGGGCCTTACCTTGATGTTGAAGTAATGGTGGGATAATGCCCGCCTCATCAATCCTTTCCTCTATCCGGACGCCACTGGCGACAGCTATCGGGAGCGTCAGTGCTAACGTCTATTCTTACGTTCCAGAAGCGCCTCAAGTGCCTATGGTGGTTTTAGTGCCGGACGCGCCTTATTTAGAATTAAACACAATTAATGACTCAACCATTCACGCAAAGATTAATTTAACAATCACTTGCGGAGTGGCTTATATGTCCAATCCAGCAGCTCTGGACAACCTAGAGCAGCTAATACTTTCAGTTTTGGCAGTAATACCGGACGGCTACACAGTCGGCCCAGTAGAGCGGCCATCGGTTACGCAAGTCGGAACAGTTAATTTACTGGTCGCAGATATTCGCGTCTCCACCTATTACACCCAAACCAACTAAGGAGAAAAAGTGGCAACCACTGTAATCACAGGTCGCGACATTTCACTATCTTTCACAGGTGGAACAGATATTGAAGCGCAAGCGACTAACGCAGTTTTGACCAAGACCAACGTCAGAGAGACTTATCAGACTCTTGATGGCGAGGCTTATAAGACAGTTAATATCGAAGGCACATTCCAGCTCGATATGTTGGCAGACTGGGGCAAAGCCAACTCAGTATGCGAGGCGCTTTGGACTGCTGCTGAGACTGCACCAGACACCACAATCAGCGTAACCCTAACCGCTGCAACTGGCGCTCAATTTGTTTTCCCAATCCTTCCAGAGTTTCCAACTGCGGGTGGATCAGGAATCGATGCGCAGACAGTAAGCTTCACCTTCAAAGTATCGAAGGGCGAAGTAACAGAGACATTTAGTTAAAAGGGAGATCGGGAGCAATGAAGTTATCAATCACAATTAAATACACAAATGGCGAGGAAGTCACTTACCAAGCTGGACTCCCAGAGTGGGCGAAGTGGGAACGCAAGACTGGTAAATCGATTTATTCCTTGAAAGATATTTCGGCTTACCAACAGGCGGACTTCCTCGATCTTGCCTATTTTGCTTACAAGCGAGAAGCGGCAGGGAAACCGACTAAGTCTCAGGAAGTCTGGGAGTTATCGGTGGAAGAATTAACCATAGGAGATGAGGCCCCAAAAGCTTCGAATCCGGAAGCATAAACCGCCTCATAATTGAGGTAGCAATAGCAACCGGAATACCGATGAGCGAATGGACCGACATTAACGAAGTCCTAACGGCAATTGAGATACTGAAGGAGCGCAAGGGTGGTAGATGAGCCAATATCCTATGACAGGCGCGAACTTCGCTCAATCGTTACCGCCTTTAAAGCGATGGACGATGAAGCTGTTGATGCGGCTAAACGCGAGAGCGGTGCGCTGGCTCAATACGCAGCCAACCAAATCAAAGCCTACGGAATCACAAGAACATTTGGACAAGCCGTTGTCAATCGCATCACAACTGGCGTTAAAGTTTCCAAGTCCTCGAAGATTGGCGAGTTCTCTTATGGATTCGCGAGTCAGCGTTTTTCTGGTGGCGGATCAACTAAAGACCTCTGGGCGGGTTACGAATTCGGATCTAATCGTTATCGTCAATTCCCAAGAAGAACCCCAACCAAAGGCCGAGGAAATGCTGGCTATTTCATCTACCCAACACTTCGCAAAATTCAGCCTGAATTAGTTAAACAATGGGAAGAAGCCTTTTCAAGAATTCTGAAAGAGTGGGATAAGTAATGGCCGGAAGTAGAACGCTAAAACTATCCATCCTTGCCGATGTTGATAACCTAAAGAAGGAACTCAACAAGGGTGAAAAAGAAGTAGAAGGCTTTGGCGGTAAGTTAGAAAAGTTTAGTGCGGCTGCTAAGGCTGCATTTGTTGCAGCCGCTGCCGCTGCTGCGGCCTATGCTGGCAAATTAGCCATTGAAGGCGTTAAGGCGGCCATAGAAGATGAAGCTGCTCAAAAGCGTCTGCAACTAGCTCTACAAAACGTCACCAAGGCAACTGATGCTCAAATCGCCGCTGTTGAAGAGCAAATTCTAAAAACCTCTCTGGCCACCGGTGTCGCGGATGACAAATTGCGTCCGGCACTCCAGAGACTAGCGGTTGCTACTGGATCAGTTGAAAAGTCTCAGGAATTACTTTCAATTGCGCTGGATGTATCGGCTGCAACTGGCAAAGACGTAGAAGCAGTATCCAATGCTCTAGGTAAAGCTTATGAAGGTAATAATGGTGCTTTAACTCGGTTAGGTATTGGATTATCTGCAGCCGAAATTAAGACATTAGGCCTAGAGGCGTCGATTCAACAATTAAGTCAAACTTTTGGTGGTGCTGCCGCCACACAAGCTGAAACTTTTGAAGGTCGTATTGCAAGATTGCAAGTAGCCTTCGATGAAACAAAAGAAACTGTTGGAACTGCCTTATTGCCAATCGTTGAGCGTCTTCTGAAGTTTATTACGGACACTGCAATTCCAGCTTTCCAAAGTTTTAAGGTAACGGCTATTGATCCAGTTATTGCGGCTTTTAATCGGAATAAGGAATCCTTAACAATTCTCTACAATTTTATTAAAGATTTTATTTTGCCAATTCTCACCAACAACTTAGGCGCGGCTCTTAAATTTATTGGAGCAGTCGCCGGTGGTATTTTGGACATAATTTCAGCAGTCGTCAAAGGCATCCAATCAGCCGTTTCAACGGCTATCTCAGCAATTAATACGATTATTAACGCTTACAATAAAATTCCTATTTTGCCTAATATTCCAACTATTCCAGTGCCTAGTTCAACTGGTAGCACCAATAAAAGCTCAAGCAGCACTTTGCCCAAGTTACCAAATCCGCCAAGTATTTCAACTCCTTCTGTTTCGCCTTCGCCATCTGGTTCCGGTTCAGCTTCTTCCGGAGGTTCATCATCATCTTCAGGCACACAAAAAGCCATCGCTGGTGTTATTTCTGGAACAAATGCTGCGATAAACAGCTTCTTGGCAAATGTTTCAACAACTGGTAACGGTGTATTTAGCCCAGCGGCATTTAGAGCCGGCGAAGAACGCTCAATGCAAGGTATTACAATTAATGTTAACAGTCCTAGCGTTATAGATGAAGAAGGCTTCACTCGCGCTGTCGTTCTAGCCCTAAATACATCACAAAATAGGGGAACCACAGGCGGGGGCGGATTAAGGGATACGGCTCAAATTCTATGACCGTTTGGACCCCCGATTGGAAAATTAAAGCCAATGGTAATGACGTCACTGGCGTCACTATTGCCGATTTAAATATTACTTCTGGCCGACAGGATATAAATGGCCCGACCCCTGCCGGATATTGCTCTCTGCGCCTAATTAATACCGATAATACTGTTTACAACTTTGCCGTCAATACAAGCATTACGGTTGAAGTCAAAAACTCCGCTGGAACCTATATTCCTATTTTTGGCGGTCGCATCTCCGATATACGTCAAATCGTTGCCAGCACTGGATCTATTTCCACCGTCACAAACATTTTGATAACCGCAGTTGGTGCATTAATAAAATTACAAAGAGCGACTTTTACTGGTAATTTAGCCGAAGGTCTTGACGGTGCCCAAATTACAGATTTGCTTGATGATTTATTGCTAGGTAGCTGGAATGAACTGCCACCTGCGGAAACTTGGAATACTTACTCAGCGACAGAAATTTGGACAAATGCTTTAAATATTGGAATCGGGACAATTGATGCGGGCGAATATACGATGTCTAGTAGGCAGATAGAAGATCAAGTCATATCTGTGATAGCCAATCAAATTGCCTCATCAGCCCTTGGATACCTTTATGAAGATGCTAATGGACTAATCAGTTATGCCGACGCTAGCCATAGACAGGATTATTTGATAGCCAATGGTTATATTGACCTAGATGCCGGCCAAGCTTTAGGTGCCGGAATTGGGATAGTTCAGAGACAAGGCGATTTAGTCAATAAAATAGTTATTGATTATGGCAATAATTTCAATTCTCAATATATTGCCCAAGACACAGCGTCTCAAGCGACTTATGGGCTTTACGGAGAGCAATTTAGTTCGTATTTGAAAAACACATCAGACGTCGAGGATATGGGCGACCGATTGATCCAGTTGCGAGCCTATCCCCGTTATATGTTTCAGTCCATAACGTTTCCCATTCAAAACCCTGAATTAGACGATACAGACAGGGACGCCCTTTTAAACATTTTTATGGGAATGCCAGTCAGAATTACAAACCTGCCACCTCAGATGCTTGGGGGCGAATTTACGGGCTACATAGAAGGCTGGACGTTTAGGGCTTCAGTGGGCGGATTGAGCTTGACCTTCAATGCTTCCCCAACAGAATTTTCCGCCTCGGCGCAAAGATGGCAACAAGTCGATGGGGCGGAAACTTGGAATAGTGTGCTCAATACCTTAGAATGGCAGGACGCGATAGGAGTCATTAGCTAATGGCAACAACGACCAATTTTGGATGGGAAACCCCAGACGACACAGATCTCGTCAAAGACGGAGCTTTGGCTATGCGCACATTGGGCAACGCCATTGACACATCTTTGGTTGATTTAAAGGGTGGCACAACTGGGCAAGTGCTAAGCAAGAATTCCAATACAGATATGGATTTTGTATGGAGCACTAGTGCTAGTGGTGGAATGACTTTGTTGGCTTCGGGAACTTTGTCTGGTGCGTCTCTAGATTTGACAAGTATTAGCGGATCTTATCAAGATTTGAGATTAGTCATCAGAAATTTATTGCCTGCTACAGATGCGACCAAACTAAGATTGCGTTTTAATAACGACTCAACAGCCAATCGCTATCAGTGGAATAGCGTAGCTAACGGTATTGCTTTTGACCAGACTTACATAGAGTTGCAGTCCTACACCATAGACAACGCAGTAAGTCAGGGCATAAATATTATCAACGTTTATGATTACGCTAACACTACGACTTGGAAGTTTTGTGATAGCAGAAATTTCAATAACAATTCAACAACAAGCACTAACGTAAATATAGATGCTCTGTACAAAGGCATTTACAATCAGACTGGGGCAATTACTCAATTAAATCTATTTATGAGTAGCGGTAATTTTACCTCCGGAAACTACTATTTATATGGGATCAAATAATGACAAATAAGCCAACAGTTAAGGTCCATAATGTTGAGACCGGTGAAATAATTGAAAGAGAAATGACCGCAGCTGAGCTTGCTATTGTTGAGGCAGATCAGATAAGAGATGCTGAAATTGAAGCGGTAAAAGCTGAAGCAGTGGCTCGTCGTCAAGCACTTTTGGAAAAACTGGGTATTACCCAAGAAGAAGCTGAACTTCTTTTAAAATAATGGCTAAGTTGTGTAAAGCCGGTCAGCAATTAAGGGAGCAGATAGATGACGATTATCCTGACCGCGACCGTCGTTCTGATGGTTGGATTGCTGACACTCGGCATCTTGCTAAGGGCAATTCTGACCACATACCAAGCCCTAGACCAAATGGAATCGTCAGAGCTCTAGATATAGATGCGAACCTTAATTCGCACCCAGAAGAGACTTACGCTTTAGTCGAGAAGATTCGCAAAACCGCTAAGCGCGGAGATAAGCGGATTAAATACATTATTTATGACGGCAAGATTATGAGTCCGATTCTTAACTGGAAACGCAGAAAATACAAAGGCTCAAATCCTCACCGCTCGCATTTTCATATTAGCTTTACAACTCTGGGAGACAACGACGGAAAATGGTTCGACCTAGAAGGAGAGCGACAAAATGCTAAACGATCTAAAAAAGGCAGCAGCGAGCTGGGCAAAGACATTTCTAGCGACAGCGCTGGCGACTTATATGGCGGTCGGCTTGGATGCAGAAATGATAATAAATGCTGCTATTGCTGCCGTATTGCCGAGCATAATTAACTGGCTCAACCCTAACTACGAGCGTTACGGCAAAGTCCGGTAATGCAAGTCTCTGAGTTTGCTGCGACCCTAGCTTCAGTGCTGGGGTCTATCGGCCTACTTATAGCTGGCCTCAGATACATCATAAAACTTGAAAACATTCCCCTGATTTCTCGGCTTGACAAGTTAGAATCTACCCTTGAACTAGCCCTGAAAGAGAAGGTGGCAAAAGGTGGCACAAAAGCGCGTCGCTAAAAAACCTGTAAAGAAGGTTGCTAAGAAGCGTCGCACTGTTAAAGAAATGCCCACCAAGCTGGACTTCTGGGCTATTGCCTGTAAAGAAATTTATGAGACTTGTCGGCGCAATGGAATGGATGAGGGAACGGCTTTGGCGTTTGCTATGGATCGCTCTAGCTGGCCGGACTGGGTTATCGACCCTTCTGATCCGATTAAGAAAATCGGGTGGGAAGACGGAGAAGAGGACGTCTAATTTACCTTCGCGAGGTTGAGCTATTCGAGGCGTTAAAGTCAGTCTTTCCGGACTTGATGCCACTATCAGCGACCGACCGAGCTGACGGAGTCACCCACGATGCTTATATCGAAATGAAGTGCCGCCGCACCCATTACCCAACCCTTTTAATCGAGAAGAAGAAATGGGACTATTTAGCCGATATAAGGGCTAGAACGGGCGCTAGGACGCTTTATATCAATTCCACCCCACAAGGGGTCTATTGCTTTGATTTAGGGGCTCTAAACGAGCCTGAGTGGGTTTTAATGGCCCTTCCAGACAAGACCGACTTCGCCAATAGCGGGAAGGTGCAGAAACTAGCTGCCTACCTTGATGTCCGACTCGCCGAGCTGCTACTTGTATAAATCCATTTAATTAAATACATTTATCCCACTAAATCCATTTAGAGGATTTGGAAGGGAGCAGAAATGATAAATACGCCGAATTTAATTCGGTTTGATACCACTTCCGGCGCTTGGTCGGATGGTAAAAATTACGTCAAAGGTCAATTAATTCGCAGATATGCGGTTGAGTCATTAGGCCGCAAATCAGTAAGAGGTCGATTAAGTAAGCAAGAAATATCGGCTTACTGGCTTGACAGATTCGGAGTTAATGCCGATGTTGAGTGAATATCAAGACGCCATAATCTTTAGCGTAACTATTTTTGGTTGGTGGTTATTACACCGAGCCATTCTGGGCATCAAAGCCAAAGCTTTTAATGATGGATACAAGAGAGGAAGAGCGAGCATAAATGTCAGAGAGATCGTTAAGTGACTGGCTCGCGGACGCTGGTAACACCCTCGAGGACAGGGGGATGGAATATGGTGACCCGCGACACAATCTACTACGCATTTACAAAATCTCGCGATTACTCGGTATTCAGCTCAGAGACCCAGCTGACGTTGCACTGGTGTTTATCGCGACAAAACTTAGCCGAATGGTGGAAAGTCCAGAGCGCGAAGATTCGTATCTCGACCTCATTGGATACGGATCTATCTTGGCTAGATGCAGATTTTCGAGCCCAGAAGATTGGGATGACGTTGAGTCTGACGCGCAATACTAACCACCATCAATGGTGCGATTACTGCAAATCTCGCTGGGGACAATTAAAGGACGGCTCTTGGCATTTAAAGGCACAAGTGCCAGCAGTCTGGAAAGTCCAAAGCGAGACACCTACCCGAAGAACACAAGTGAGGTTTTATTGCCAACCCTGTGCAGCTGAGGCGCAAAACTGGCCAGATGGGACATTCTGGTCACTAAAAGAACAATTAACTTATGCGATAGATCAATTCGCAGGACGGGAGAAATTAGATGTCGAGTTACCTTGATGATTATGTTTCGGTGCAAGATCGCTTAAAGGAGTTTATTAATGCTTATCCAGACTATCGGATTAAGACTCACGTCCTTGAGGAGTCGCTTACGAGTAGCTGCGATGTTTATATTGTTAAAACTGAGCTCTATCGGACTGAGGCTGATTCTGTCGCTTGGACAACCGGATTATCTTCAGAAGCAAAAAGTAAGCAGTATGCGCTGGAGCTTGCGGAGACTGGCTCTCTTGGACGAGCTCTCAACCTCGCTGGCTATTTTGCTAAACCAGCTGGAGCACCAAAGAAGCCAATCCAGACGCTTAATCCGAAATTGGCAGAGTTTGTTAAAGAGCAGAGACCAAACGACCCAGAGCCAATAGTTTGGGACGTTAGTGATGTTGCTGAGAAGTTAGGTGCTGAGATAGTCGATGAGATTCCACTATGCAACCACGGCCCAATGATCCTTAAATCCGGCACAAAAGAGGGCAAGGAGTATCGAGGCTGGGTCTGCTGTGAACGCGATAAGTCCGCTCAATGTCCGGCCAAATGGATGCGCATTGGATCAGATGGCAGTTGGGTATTTCAAAAGTGAGTTTAGAGATGCACCCCTTCAAGTGCGGAAACTGTAAAAAGGTGACCGCACATAGGGAAATCAGACGATATGCCAGTGAAATAAATGAAGGGCAAGAAGTCTGGTTAATGGAATGTCAGAACTGCTTTGAGATGCGATTAATTGAGCCAGCGGAAAGAGTAGCTAGTAAAGAGGATGAAATCACTCGCTGCGACCAATGCGGAAACTACAAAATGAAAGCTGCACAATGCCGCATCTGCCGGATAGCTTCTGGCCAAGAGCGCATCAAACAGCGATACTGGACAGGCGGGGCAACGCTAGAAAGGTTTCTAGATGCCGACATATGATTTCTATTGCTCATATTGCGATGATCAATGGGAGATATGGCTAAGTATTGAGGCGTCTAACCAAACAATGGTGTGCCATTGCGGTTCCCCACTAAAGAGGATATACACTGCGAATCCGGTTCATTTCAAAGGGGACGGATGGGCGAGCAAAGAGAAGTAAAAAGAAGAATCCACTCCATTAAATACATTTATCAAATGATGGAGTGGGGCTTCTCCAAAGAGTTCATTGCCCGCGATATGGGCGTTCATTTGGACTCGTTAGAGATACGATTAAAAAGACACCAAGAAAGGGAGCAGAATGACAATAAAAGACCTAAGCCTAAAGCTGGCGGCAATAAGCCTATTAGCAGATCAGGCCAAGAAGTTAAAGGACGAGCTAAGAGCCGAGCTAAAAGTCCAGATGGACGAGCTAGGAGCAGACAGGGTAAAAGCTGAATTAGGTGATGAGGTAGTTGCATACATAACCACCACAAACCCTAAGTTCAAATGGGCCATTAAAAGCGATAGGAAGGCTTTAGAGTGGTTTAAGGCGTATTACCCTAGTGAGGTTATCGAAACCATACGTCCAAGCTCTCTAGAGGCCATTCTGGACAAATTTAACTACCAAGATGACGTAGTTATTGATCCAAATGGTGAAGTGGTTGATTGGCTAGAAGGCTCGTTAGCTGAGCCATATTTGACTACAAAGTTTCACGGCGAAGGTAGAGCCATACTCAGAGATGCTTTAATTGGGTTGAAGCGTAATGAGCTAGATGTCAAGGAGATATTGGAGTTAGAGGGATGATTATCTACGACTTCTTCGCTGGCACTGGGAGCGCAACAAGAGCCTTTGAAGAAGCTGGACATAAGGTAATTAAAATTGAGCTAGACCCACAATTCCAAGCTAATGAACGCGACATTCTGGTTATGACCGGACAATACCTAATTGAGACCTACGGCAGACCTGACTTCATCTGGGCATCACCACCTTGCACCAGCTTTAGCGTTGCCTCCATTGGCAGACATTGGAACGAGGACAAGACGCCTAAAACGCAAGCAGCTGAGCTAGGTATAAAGCTAGTTAGTAAGACATTAGAACTAATAAATGAGCTAAATCCGGTTATTGGCTGGTTAATGGAGAATCCAAGAGGGATGCTAAGAAAGCAGCCAATTGTTCAGCATTTACCCCGAAGAACTGTGACATACTGTCAATATGGGGATTTCAGAATGAAACCCACAGATATATGGGGATATCTAAATGGATGGGTTAGTAAGCCAGCCTGCAAGAACGGAGATAAATGCCATCAAGCTGCACCTAGAGGATCAAGAACAGGAACTCAAGGAATTAATGGAGCAAAAGACAGGTCGGTCATACCTTATGAACTATCCAAAGAAATTTACGGAGTTACGCTTGAAACGACTTGACAAGGACGTTATACTCTCGCTAAAGCGCGGGCGCAGAGCTAGCCCATTAGCGGTATCGAGGGCGGGCTATTGTCTCCGCCTGATGGCTACGACACTGCTAGCTGTAATAATTACAATAAATAATCAAATACCATCAAAAGCTAATATGAATCTAAAGCTTTATGCGTATAACCTTTTAAGCTGGAAAGAGTTTGAGTGCTTTAATTGGTTGATATATAAAGAGAGTAGATGGAATTACAAAGCAGTTAATGGATCTCATTATGGTCTTGGTCAAATGCGTTCTACTTGGTATAGAGACCTGAGTCCTCAAGGACAAATAAAAGCCTCGATTAAATACATCTCCCATCGCTACGGGGACAGCTGCAAAGCATTGGCTCACTTAGAGCGTAAGGGTTGGCATTAGTGGCTAATAACAAGCGTTATCATTCAGCGTATTACAAGAGAGTAAGAGCTGAGGTATTGCAACGAGATTACTTCACTTGCCATTACTGCGGACAAGAGGCCAACACAGTGGATCATTTGATACCCATTAGCAAAGGCGGCACAGATGAAGCCACCAATATGGTTGCAGCTTGCATCAAATGCAACAGTGGAAAGCGCGACCGCATAGCCCCTACCTTTTTTGAGCGCACCGGATCAC